CAGTGGTTCTGGGAGTTGATGTGGCACGTAGGGGGAAGGATGCCAGTGCCATTTGCATACGTCAGGGGAACCATATACTTGGCAGGGAGGTTCTAATACGCAAAAAACTAGACACTATGCAGGTTGTAGGTTGGGTTCAGTCTGAGATGAAGAATTTAACGTCTTCAGGTTACGAGATTGGAGAGGTTTTAATTGACAGCATTGGTTTAGGTGCTGGTGTCGTGGATCGTTTAATGGAGAAAGGTGTTGATGTCCGTGGAATCAATGTTTCAGAGTCTCCGAGTATTGGTAGTGAGTATTTTAACCTGAGAAGTGAACTTTGGTGGAAGTGCAGGGAGTGGTTTGAGAGACGGGATTGTGTAATACCGAATGATGAGAAGTTAATTGAGGAATTGGTGACAGTCCAGCAGGATTACAACTCAGACAAGCTAAAAGTCGAGTCAAAAGAGAAGACACGGAGGAATTTAGATCGTGGTTCGTCTCCAGACCGTGCGGATGCTTTCGTATTGACTTTTGCCAGTTATGCCAGCATGTCGGGGAACTCTACCAAGTGGAATAAGCCCCTTGAGAGGCCCATGTTGGGTATTGTTTAATTTGTCCAAACGTTTGTTGCAACAAATAACATTCTTAACAAACGGTTGACAAAAATACAATAAACGCTTGACTATCCGTCATTTACCCAATAGTTTGTGCCCAAACTGCATATTATGTTAACTTATTTGAATATTTATGAAGTCTGAAGCAGAACTTTTATCTGAGTCGTATGAGCTAGAAGACGAGCAAATACGTCTCTCTGGTGTTGAGCCAATGGAGGAGCAGGAACTTGAAGGAATTATTGCTTCCCTGATCGAAGAGGCTCAAGATCACATAGATTTAACAGAAGCACCGGACAGAGTTAAGGCCAGTGACTATTATCAGGGCAAACCCTTCGGTAATGAGGAAGATGGACGTTCCCAAGTCGTTTCTTATGACGTAAGAGACACTATTTCACTGATGATGCCTCAGATAATGAGGACATTCTTTGGAAGTGAGAAGGTAGTTGAGTTTGTACCCCGTGAAGCATCGGACGTACCAAACAGTGAACAAGCCTCAGATTACGTCAATCAAGTTGTCTTAGGGCAGGATAACCCTGCATTTTCAGTGTTTTACAATGTTTTTAAAGATGCACTGATCAAGCGTGTAGGGGTAGTAAAGGTAGATTGGGAGAGAAAAGAAGAGGTTGAGCATGAGGAATTTACGATGCTCGACGACATGGGGGTGGAAGCACTATTAGCTGATCCTGATATAGAAGCATCATCTGTAGAGAGTTACCCTGATCCGAATTTCGTGCCACCTCCACCAGAGATGCTGGCACAAGCACAGGAGCAACAACAGGTCTCTCCAAACGTCTCACCACAAGTGCCACCAGAGGTGCAACCACCTCAGTTGCATGATGTGGTGATTCGTAGGGTTAAGTCTCAAGGACAGATCATTGTTGAAGCAATCCCACCAGAAGAGTTCCTGATAGACAGACGGGCTAAATCAGTAGAAGAATCTGCAATAGTAGCTCATAGACGTTACTTATCTGTCTCTGAATTGACCCAAATGGGCTACGATTTCGATGAGATGCTGGCACTGGCAGGTGGAGAAGATGAGTTTGATACAAACACCGAATATCTCTCAAGACATGCTGTAGGGAGTTTTGCTGACAGTACATCCGGTGGAGATGCCAACAGGAAGGTTCTATATATCGAATCTTATGCCAGAGTTGACTACGACGGAGATGGCATAGCAGAGTTAAGACGTTTCTGTACAGCAGGGTCACATCACGAGTTATTGCATCATTCCCCAGTAAATTCAATACCTTTTGTCTTGTTTAATGGGCATCCTGAGCCACACAAATGGGTCGGACACTCAGTTGCAGACTTGACAATGGACATTCAGCTTATCAAGAGTTCCGTGCTACGGAATATGCTTGATTCACTTGCCAAGTCAATCCATCCAGATACATGGTTTGTTGAGGGGCAGGTAAACGAAGATGACATCCTTAGTAATAAGGTCGGGAAGGTTGTCCGAACACGGGGTGCTGGTGTAGTAGGAGAATTTGTAAAGAATTTCTCTGGTAAAGAGGCATTTCCGATGATGGATTACCTCGACCAGATAAAAGAAGACAGAACTGGCATGAGTAAAGCCAGTATGGGCTTAAACCCAGATGCGTTACAGTCAAGCACAAAAGCAGCAGTTTCTGCGACAGTTTCGGCATCTCAGGCCCAGATAGAACTTTTATGTAGGGTTTTTGCTGAAAATGGCATGAAACCCCTGTTTAAGAAGATATTGAAACTCCTGAACAAACATCAGGAGAAAGCAAGAATGGTTCGTCTGAGGAACCAGTGGGTGCCGATTGATCCGAGAGCATGGGATTCTGACATGGATGTTAGTGTTAATGTTGCACTTGGTCTCGGCACTACAGAAGAACGTATGCAGATGCTTGAAGCAATAGCATTGAAACAAGCAACGATATTAAACGAGCAGGGTCTAGAGAATCCTTTGGTAACAAATGAGCAGTATCACAACACCCTGACTAAGATGACTGAACTATCGGGTTATAAGGACACACAGAGTTTCTGGACTGATCCAGCAACTTACGAGCCTCCACCACCTCAGCCACCTGAACCGACCCCAGATGAGATATTTGCCAAGGCACAGGCAGATAAGGTAAGGCAGGATATGGAAATTGACCAATCACGGTTGACGTTAGACCGTGAAAAGATGGTTCGTGAAGATGATCTGGCACGAGACAAAATGGAGTCAGAGTTAGAGATCAAGGTCAAGGAGATGGAGAATAAGTATCAGACAACCATCGACCAGACTGAGATAAGAGGCAGGATGGAACGTGACAGGGAGCAGATTAAAATGGAAGCACAGCAAATGTTGCAACAGCAACAGGCTCAGCAACAGGCTCAGCAACAAGCTCAACAACAAGCACAACAAGCACCTCCGATGCCAGCACAGGATATGAACCCTGAACAGATGGGGATGCCAGCACCACCGATACCGAACTAAATGGCACGTACACCGAAAGAAAAAAGAGTTGATAAAGGGAATGCAGCAGAGAAGCTGTTCAATGATCCATTGATTCAGGAAGTATTTGGAAAAATGGAAACATCTTACAACAATGCTTGGGTCTCTTCAGGTTTAGATGACATTCAGAAAAGGGAGACATTGTTTTTGTCTATCCGTGCCCTGTCTGAATTTAAACTTGAGTTGGAGTCCATGATTATGGGGGGCAAGATTGCCCAAAAAGAATAATTAACTGACGGGTAATCAACCATAGTTGAATAGACCTGATCATAGAAAGAAAAAATGGCTGAAGAAGTAGTAGACGGGATTAGCACTCATGTAAGTGCCGATCTTGACGAAGCAGCAAAAATATGGGGCAACGAACTGGCCTTAGAGAACGGTGAGGAATTACCTGAAGAAGATAACCAGTTGATGTCTGAAGAGTCTGAAGAAGAACCAGACTCAGAGTTTGAGCAAGAAGAAGAGTATGAGGAAGATGAGGAAGAACCTGAAGAACAACTTTACGATGTAAAGTCTGACGGGGAAACCAAATCAGTCACTTTAAAGGAATTACAAGATAATTTTTCAAAAGGTGAGAATTATACTAAGAAAAGTCAAGGTCTAGCAACAGATCGCAAGGCATTTGAACAGGAAGTGGCAGAATCAAGACAAATGAGGGAACAAGCAATCTCCATCCTTGAAGCTGCACAAGCTCAATCTCAGCCAGTACAGCATGATCAAGCATACTGGGATAACCTGAAAGACACTGATCCAATGCAGTTTTTTTTGGAAAGGGATGCTCTTAGAGAAGCACAGATGGAAGACCAACTACGTGGACAGCAACTACAGCAGTTGAGGTCACAAGAGTCAGCCGAGATGCAGAAACAACACGATGAGTATTTATCGGGTCAACGTGAAACATTAAAATCACTCGTCCCTGAATGGGATGACCCGAAGAAGGCCGATATGGAAAAAAAGTTGGTCTTGGAGTGGGCAAGCACCACAGGTGGATTCACTGAAGAAGAGTTGAATAATGCCTATGATGCCAGAGCAGTTGCCACAATGAGGAAGGCAATGCTTTATGACAAACTTCAAGAGAAACGAAAAGGTCTTAAACCTATCCAACGTCAAAACATGAGAGCAGGATCACAGTCTGAGGAGCCTAGTAAAATGAAGGCTGGAAAGGCATCACAAAGACTTAAAAAATCTGGCAGGGTCGAAGATGCTGCCGGTGTATTCTATAATATGATCCGTTCAAAATAAGGAGTAGCAATGGCTATCGTAGCAAACACGTTCCAAACCTATCAGGCAATAGGCCGTCGAGAGGATTTGGCAAATACAATTTATAATATCAGCCCATCTGATGTGCCATTTATGAGCATGATCGGAAGGTCTAAGGCAACAAACACTTTAGCAGAATGGCAGACCGATTCGTTGAGTGCAGCCGCAAATAATGCACAGGTCGAGGGAGATGAGTATTCCTTTACTGCCGTGACACCTACTGTAAGACTTGGGAACTATACCCAAATCTCCAGTAAGACAGTAATCATATCTGGTTCTCAGCAAGCAGGAAATAATGCTGGTAGAGATTCAGAAATGGCACTGCAATTGGCAAAAAATTCCAAAAGCCTCAAGAGGGATATGGAAACTGCACTCACCCAGAATGTTGCAAAAGCAGCAGGTAGCACGAGTGCTGCCCGTAAAACAGGTGGTCTGGAAACATGGACTTCCACGAACACATCTCGTGGTACTGGTTCCCCAGTTGGTTCCGGTGCAGGTGGTGGAGCAGCCCCAGTAGATGCTCAAACCAAGAGAGCATTTACAGAAACCATCCTGAAATCAGTAATTCAGGCAACATACTCAAGTGGTGGTGATCCGTCAGTTCTGATGGTAGGCCCATTTAACAAGGGTGTTGTTAGTGGATTCACAGGACGTTCTTCAGCACGTCAAATGATCGGGGAATCCAAAATCCAAGCAGCAGCAGACTTGTATGCTTCCGATTTTGGTGACTTAAAAGTTATCCCGAACCGTTTCCAACGTGAACAATCTGCATTTGTTTTAGACCCTGAGTATTGGTCTGTAGCATATTACAGAGACTTCAAGCAGGAAGACGTAGCAAAAACAGGGGATGCCCAGAAAAAGGCACTTCTAGTGGAATATGCACTAATTGCTAAAAACGAAGCTAGTTCTGGCGTTTGTGCCGACCTAACAATTTCGTAATATGTCTGCAAGCAGAAAAACTCTGCTCGATTGGTCTCAAGGGAAGTCTGAAACCTTCTCTTGGGATCAACACGACGAGACCTTCACGATTGAGTCAAAGGAGGATGTTGAGCCAATTATTAAGTTGGCAAAAGACATGTCTGATCTTGAACCATCAAAGGAGGTTCGTCACGCAGCGTGTATTCCAAAATTCGTTTTAGATCAGTCATTAAGGGAGAGATGGTCGCCAAAAGATTGGAAAAACTGGGCAAACAACCCAGACAACAAGATGTTCAGGACGTGGCAGGGCAGACTTTAAAAGTTGCCATAGTTATAGCCTCAACAACGAAAGCATATCCGAGTAAGTTTGTTGAGTGTTTATCAAACATGATTGCTCATTTCCAGCACTCCGATTTTAACGGAGAACACTCAATAAAAGTATTCACAACCCATGGCAGTGTGCTACCAGAGATAAGGCATCGTTTAATAGGAGATGCAATTGCGTGGGAAGCAACCCATGTTTTAATGCTGGCACCGGAACTGACGTTTCCAGAAGATTCCATACATAGGATGCTGGCACGAGGGAGAGGCATAGTGGGAGTAAACTATCTGGTAGATTTCTCAACAAGGAAATTTGCTGCATACAGGGAAAATGGCTCGATTATCCCTGATACTAGACTCCCTGAGACAGAGGAAGTAGAAGGGGTGGCATTAGGCATGTGTTTGTTTAATATGCCAGTATTTGAGGTTCTTGATATACCATTTTTTGAATATAAGCAAATTGGTGCTACACCAGCATTTTTTGAAGACCATGTTGCTTTCTGGGAACAAGTTAAAATGAAAAAAATACCTTGTGTTATCGACCACAAATTATCACAAGAAGTTAAAAGTCTACATCACGGAGAATTGTGGCACTGAGTAACTACACAGAATTACAAGTATCAATAGCTGATTTTTTAAACAGATCAGATTTAACAAGTGTAATTCCTGACTTCATCACTATGTGTGAAGCAGAATTTAACAGGACATTACGTGTCAGGGATATGTCTGTCAGGACACGGGCACCGATTGACAGTCAATACTTAAAGTTGCCAAGTGACTTTATAGGTATGAGGAATATTGATCTCCTTACCGATCCTGTTACTCCGTTGGCATATAAAAACCTTCAAAATCTGGACATTCACAGGTCAGCACATTCAACTGGCAAGCCTCTATATTATTCGGTGATGAAGGACAATCTTGAGTTTGCTCCAGCACCAGACGGGGATTACACGATAGAGATTGTGTATTACCAGAAAATTCCAGCACTTTCGGCAGACACTACAAACGGGGTTAATTGGTTATTGACAGACCATCCAGATGCTTATTTGTACGGTTCCTTAATGCACTCAGCCCCATACCTCCAAGCTGATGAAAGAGTAGGTTTGTGGGCAGGTAAATACCAACAGGTCATTCAGCAGATTATAAGCTCGGACGAGAAGGCCAAATTCTCTGGTTCTACTCCTTCGGTTTCATTCACACCTTTCGGATAAACAAAAATGGCAGGATTCACGAATTATTTAGAAGATAAAATCATCAACCACCTATTCGGTGACGATACGGGTGCTTCAGGAGCAGATCACTATACTGCACCAACAACTTGGTATGTAGGACTTCAAACAGCAACCCCTTCAGATTCGGCTGCTGGTACGGAAGTCTCTGGTGGTGCTTATGCCCGTCAGTCAGTGGCATGGACACTACAATCGTCTGGCACAGCACAGGCATCTAACACGGCTGCCATCACATTCCCAACAGCAACGACTGATTGGGGAACCGTGACTAATGCTGGTATTTACGATGCTCTCACGGGGGGAAACTTAGTAGCGTATGAAGTCTTGACAAAAACCGACTTTTCAACAGCAAACCCAAAAACCGTAAATACGGGTGATATTTTTAAAATAGATGCTGGAAATCTGAAGATACAACTCGACTGATGCTATATTTTGGTTCTCGTAATTTTGGTCAGGCTAATTACGGTCATGAGCTAATATCTCAAGCAACAGTTGATGAGGTTACAACAACCTCAAACATGGATGTTGCTGGTTATCTCATATTTGACACCTGTGCGATTGACCCGAAAGCAGTGGTGAATATCGATATTGCTGCTGGCATACAAAGAATGGGGTATCTGCAAATCCAGCCGACAGCAACTATGATAGCATCGGGAATACAAATGGAATGGCAAGCATGGACTAACTTAGGACAAGGAACAGCAACAATGCTTTCATCTGGATATATTGCGTGGGACTCTCAATTTATTGATGACGTAACTTGGACAACACAAACGGTAGATTAAATGGCAAGTACAACTAATTTTGCAATAGAGACCCCGACAGTAGGTGGTTATAGAAACACGTGGGGGGGAACCATAAATACGGGCTTAAGTCGTATTGATGAACTGCTGGCATTGGCACTTCCGATTGGGACAATCCAGATGTACACAAAATCAACTGCTCCAACTGCGACGGCAAATGGAGGAACTTGGCTGGTATGTGATGGGTCTACAAAGGTAAGGACTGATTATCCAGATTTACATACTTTAATTACTAACACATACGGAGCATATCCATCAGCAACAACCTTTGTCCTGCCAGATATGAGAACAAGGGTTCCTGTAGGTTATAGTGCCAGCACGGTAGGTTCAGGCACAACTCAAAGAACACCAAAAGCATTGGCAGCAGGTTCAGGAGAAGAAGATCATATACTCTCTGAAGCAGAACTAGCGGCACACAGTCATGCTATTCCTGCCACAACCCATGACCACGATATAACTGACGTAACTCACTCTCATGTTGGGGTAAGAACAGATGGAGCAGCAGGGACAGAAGATGCCACATTATCAGTAACAGACCCCGGACATTTCCACCAGTTTGATACAGGGCCAGAGTGGTCGGGGGGGTCTAGCTACGACATTGCGTTTGATGCAAACCCTGTAGATAATAATACTTGGTCAACAGATACAAAAACAACTGGGATTTCTATTGCTGATCATAAACACACATTTACAACAAATTCAGTAGGTACAGGACTTTCGACAACTCAAGCAGAGGTTATAGGTATAACATCTACTGCACCAGACACAGGTTCGGACACGAAACACAACAATATGCAACCGTACTTGGTTCTTAATTACATCATACTAGCAAAACATCCGAGTTTCTAATATGTCAACGATAACATATACAGTTACAGTAGTTTCTTCAAAATTCATTATAGACGGTTCAGGCCCGGTAACGAAATTAACCTTCAGGGATGGCGATACTTACATATTCGATCAGAGTCACGCATCAAATGCCGGACATATTTTACAATTCTCTGCAACGTCGGATAACTCTGGATCGTCTGAATACACCACTGGGGTCACAAAGAGTGGAACGCCCGGAAATGCTGGAGCAAAGACCCAGATCATAACAAGTTCTTCCACAACAGACACTCTGTACTACTATTCTTCAGGTGGTTCAGCATACGGTTCAGAATTTAGCAATACAGGGTATGTTCAGTCAACAGACCACAATATTTTAAAACCAAAGGTCGGAGATGAAAGTTCCCTTGAAAAATGGGGGCCAATGCAAAATCATGCAATGGATCAAATCGACCAAGCATTAACTGCCACCGATGCTTCGGGCGTGGCAATGGCAATAGCATTAGGATAATAACATGGCAAATACATTTAAGAATCGGACTTTACGAGCAGTTGGCACAACTCCCACCGATGTAGGTGCTGTTGTTGCTGCCAGCACACAAACTACATTGATAGGAATGACAGTATCAAATGTTGTTTCTTCTGTAATATCGGTGACTGTGACTTTAAATGATGGAACGAACACTACGAACATCGTAAAAGATGCTCCGATTCCCACTGGCGGAAGTTTGCTGGTATGTGGTGGCGATCAGAAGATCGTATTAATGACAGGGGATAAACTTATAGTTACATCAAATACTGCTAGTTCGGCAGACGTAATAACCTCATTTCTGGAAATTACATGAGTTACATAGGAAGAAAAGGAGCAACAGCACCCTTAAATAGTGCAGATATACCTGCGGAACTTGTTGTTTCTCAAGCAGAAATAAATGCCGCAAAAACCAATATAGCAATGCTGGGATTCAAAACCGCAGTAAATGGTTCACTAGCAAAGTATAATCTGCAAGATCAAGTCATTGATGAATATACAGATGCTTCAGGAATAGATGCTTCTGCTTCTACTAATGAGGATTTAACTTCTGGTGTTTATTCTGGAGAGGTAGATGCAACTATAACACAGGATGCAGATGCTACAGGAACAGATGGTCTTTATACTTGGTATAAATGGACTGATACTGGAGCAACTGGTTCTTTTACTGCTGATGTTACTACTAATTATGATTATATCGTAGTTGCTGGTGGTGGATCAGGTGGTTGGTCAGATCAAACTGGTGGTGGTGGAGGAGCAGGAGGCTTTCTAACTGGTACTGGTCTTTCTATTCCTGCCGATACAGCGCAAGTTATAACTGTAGGAGCAGGAGGAGCCGCAATAACGACTAAAGTACAAGGATTAGATGGTTCTGCTTCTTCTATTGCTAGTCTAGTAACTACTGTAGGAGGCGGTGGTGGCGGAGGACTTGATGATAGAGCAGGAAGAGCAGGGGGTTCCGGTGGTGGAGCGAATGGTAGTGGGTCGAGTGGAGCAAATGCCGGTTCTGGAACTGCTGGCCCACCAAGACAAGGTTATGATGGTGGTGCTTTTGGTTCTGCTTCTGGGGCACATGGTTCAGGTGGAGGAGGTGGAGCAGGTGCGGCAGGTTCGGCAGGTACTTCCTCAAAAGCTGGTGATGGTGGAATAGGAGAAGATGAGGTTATGGGAATGAACGCTTCTGATTCATACGCATTTTTAGGAGCTGTTTCTGCTGGTCATAATTCTGGAGGAGCTAGATATTTTGCTGGAGGTGGAGGTGGATCATGGCAAGGTACTGATACTGGAACTGGTTTAGATGGTATAGGAGGACTTGGTGGTGGTGGAAATGGGCCTAAAAGTTATGGTGCAACTGGATATCCGGCTGGTGGTTATGGACAGGATGCAACTGCAAACACAGGAGGTGGAGGTGGTGCTGCTACCGATGCCGGAACAACTACTTCTCTAAGTGGAGCCGGAGGTTCTGGAATCGTAATTCTAAGAACATTAACATCTAATTTGGCTTCATTAGATAACTTAACCCTTCAATCCACAGACACCGAAGCAGAAACACAACCAACAAA